GTAGTTTGTTTGCAACGCTACTTGCTCCGGTGCCGGTTGCAGGGCGAAAGTAGGGCTTCTTAATAAAGCACTTGCCATTTTTTAATGTTTTTAGTTTTTTAAATTTTTTTAATACTTCGAATTTTTAAACTCTTTCCAGAGTCAGGATTAACCGCTTTCACTTGCATTCCATCGCTGAATTTAGTTGCTTCAGGAGCTTTTCTTTCTGACATGTTTATGTTCTTGATTTTACGCATACTGTCTTCAGTAGCATCAGACATACCTTGTTCATAAAAGTACTTAGCAAACTTTTCAGGATTCATTGCAACCGCTAATGACCTATGGTATCCAACGGAATCTTTCATCAATCCACTTTCATCCAAAAACTTGCTTACAAAGCTCGATGGATTCATTTGGATTTTTTTCAATTCAGATGCATCTGCAGGAGTGAAAGAAAATGATTTGTCATTTATTTTGAACTCAAAACCTTTGAACTCTCCATTAAATAACTCATTTGTTTTCTGCTCAAACCAACCACGCTTCCTCTCGTTTTCTTCATTAACAGTCTTCGCTTGTTGTGTATATTGCTTATAAGCTTCAAAATCTTCTTTTTCAGCATCAGAAAGAGATGAACCAATTGACTCAATTGGCACCTTGTATTTTTCTTTTTGCTCATTAAAAAATTTCTTTGCCTCAGCAACAATTTTCTTTTTTGCTATTTTTATTTTTTTAATTGTAGACTCATCATCAATATCTTCATCATATCTATAATCATCCATTAAAGTATCAATATCATCTTCATCAAGTCCTTCTTGTGTAGATGATAAATAATCCTTTAATAAATCATCAGAGTCCATAGAATCAAAGTCCTTTTTTAATTTAAGGAAATCTTCAAATCCCCTACCTGTTTCTTTTTTATATTTCATATAAGCAGAAACATCTTCAGGTAATTCTTCTGATTCTTTTCTTTCAGCCATTAACTCATCAAATGAATTAATCTGCTTGTTATATCTTTTTCCAATAAATGAAAGAACTTTTTCTTCGCTTAAATCATCTTCAACTTGTTCAGGTTCAACTTGTTCAGGTTCAACTTCTTTAACTTCTTCTGTTTCCTCTGTAGGTTTTATTGAAAAATCAACTCTACCACCACCATTTAATTCAGCTTCGTGCTTTTCTAATAAAACTTGTTCTACTTCTTGAGCACTTTTTGGCTCAACTACGTCTAATGATTTTACTTTAAATTCCATTTTGATTTGATTTTAGTTATTACAAAATTATACATTTTTATTTTACATTTATCGAGGTTCAAATTCAGCTAAATCAAAACCATCAAGACTGTCCTCATTTGATTCAAAATTCAATGGAGGTAAGTTGTTTTTTCTTTGGTCTATTAGTTTTGATTGTTGTGTATTTTGAATACTTATTCTTTTATCTTTAGCTACCTCTTTTTCTTTGTCTCTTTGACTTAAATTACCAATCTCCATATTATGAAGTTGTTGGTTATACTGAAACTCTTCTGCCATTAACTTAGATTTTAGTTGAGCTTGTTGTTGCATTTTTTGCATATCAAACTGAACTTCCATTTGTTTCAACTTAATTTTAGAATTTGTTTCCATCTCAATTTTTTGCATTGCCGTTTGCCCTGCTAATTGTTGAGACTGCATTTGTTGTTGAGCAATCATTGCTTGTTGTTGCATTTTCATCTTCTCCTCTCTGTCATTCTTCTTAACTCGCTTCATCTTAAGCAATTGGTTAGCAAGTTTCATATTCTTAATCTCTCTTATGTCTATAGCATCTTCAAGATTTATATCACCCTTAGATAAAGCCATTTGTATATTAGCTTCAAGTTGAGCTTTTTGTTCTTCGTCAGGAGATATTTCAATAAAAATACCAAAATCATAAATATACAAATCTGATATTTCATGTAATATAGAAACATTATACTTGCCAATTCTATTAGCAAAGTCATCTTTAAAGTCAGCATACTCTAATATATCTGCAACTCTATACGTTAATGCTTCTGCTAATGTTCTATAAATAAATAAACCACCTTCAAGAATATGTCTAGTTGCAGTATTTGAATTTAATGCTGCTAACTTCTGCACGCCAACCAATGAGTTAGGATCAGGCATAGATCCGTCTCTCGCCTCATTTAAGCCTGTTACAGCCCTTATCATATCCATATAATGATTATAGTTCACTATAAGCATTTGCGTCTTGCTTGAGCCTGAGTTTGACGTAAGCTGAGTAATAGGCACCCTTGCATTATTAAACTCGCCATCTTGCGTATAACTTCTTCCTATAACACTACCTGTTTGGAAGTATAATCTTAATGCGTCTTCAGGATTGTAAGCGGCACCTGTGCCCAAATCAATCTCATTCAATCCATCAGCATCTATGAATACACCATCAGGAACTACCCTTGCAATAACTTGCTGTAGTTTTAAATGACTTATTTGTATAAGGTCAGCAAATGGTATCATTCTACGAACCAATGACTCAATTGCACCTTTGTACATACGAGGAGCACAAGCTACATAATTTGATATTGCATGTTGAGAAGCTGACTTAGGTCTAACCATATTTTGAGACATCTCCCATTTCAATAAAATATTAGAACCCATTACCATTACACCCTCATACCAAACATCAATGGTTTTTTCTAATTTTTCAAACCCACCTTCTTCCATCATCTCAACAGGTGGATTGAAAGTATCGTCTTTTGCAATTATACGAGAACCACCATTCTCAAGTATTTTTTTCTTATAAACAACTTTTTTAGTAGTCTTATAATTAAAATACATTAACGTACAGGTATCTCTACTGAATAAACTATTCTCATAGAATCTTGCTACATTATAGTAATCATACCAACCTTGACTTTGTTGTGATATTTGCTGAAGGTCATCCTTTGTTAATGTAGGATCTATTTTTAATAACTCAGTCATTGGAAGAGTTTTAATCTCTCCCCAATAGAAACAATCTTTAAAGTAAGGATCTTCAGTATAACTATAAACAATATTTGCAGGATCTACATAAGATATTTTTACACCTGCGCCTGGAAGAAACTCGTGCTTAGCTATCCCTATACCAAGTATAGTCATATCGTAGTCTATTCTTCTTCTTGTTTCTTCGTAATGATTCTCATCAAAAATTGTATTTATAGCCTCTTCTTCAGCAATCTCAATAGCAGGTTTATAATTCAACTGCATATACAAATTCAACTCCTCATCTGTTTCAGGAAGAGTATCAGGGTCCATTGTAAAAGCATCAACACCTGTCTTTTCTTTTATAACAGTAAGTATTTCTTTAGAAGCCATCTCTGCTTCAATAGCATCTTGATACTTGTTTCTTTTTGATTGAGACATAGCATCTTGTGAATATGCCTTTACTTTGAAAAGCCTATCAGACATTCCATTAACAACTATATCTACAAACTTTGGTATTATAGGAATAGGAGTCCAATCTATATTTAGATAAGACAAGTCTCCATCAATAGCTAATTCATTTTTATATTTAGCAACAGATTGCTCACCTCTTGCATATAATCTTAGTCTATGGAAATCTCTCCATTGACTATAATATCTACAAGAATTTCCATCTTTTCTAAACCACTCATATTGGATGGCTTGACCTACTTGTAATCCAAATGAATCAGATGCTTTTTCAGCGTCTGTTGCCATTTGACTTGGAAAATTTGTAGAAACTACATCTATTAATATATCTTTCATCGAATTAATTGACTTGTTGTACCATCATTGCTATACCTTGCGAAGTTAATACTAATTTTTGATTCTTTTTTTTCAGGCACATACATATGTTTTTGATTAGCCATAATTACTAATCCTGAACTTATAGCAGCATCAAATTTAGTTCTATCGTTAATATCAAACTTTGCCCAATCTTCTAATGTTCTTGTAAATGGCATTGTACCCATTTCATCAGGACTTCTATATATCGCTGAAAAGTCCATTCCTATATACCTTTCAATATAAGACTCAATAGCCGATGCGTGTGATTGCTTTACATCTTCCGAAGAGTTTGGTATACCACCAAGCTCACGTTCTGTTTTTGTTAATTTAGCATATTGCTTATCAGGTCTGTTCATGCAAAAATTCCTATACCCTCTATTTTTAAAATGGTATAGTATTCTTGGTTTGTTATTCTCAATAAGTATAGGCATACCATAAAAAAAACAAGCCATTAGAACATCTTCAAAAAATATCTCAGCAGTTTGAGGTCGCGCTATATACTCTAAAAAAAACTCATTTACAGGGGCTTCGTCCATGTGAAACTTAGTCATTCCGTGCAAAGAACCATTAGAACCTCTACCACCAACAACAGCTGATATATCATAAGGATCACATCCAAATGACCCAATATGCTCATTGCCTGGATACATAACTCCACTTCTATTATAAACATTGTTTTGCAAATGCTTATTTGGAATCCAACTTGTTAAAAATCTTCCGTGCCTATCAGGAGTCCATATAACAGTAGTATCTTTCTCCCCATCTTTCCAATGAAAAGAACCTCTTGTTATATAATGCTCTTTAATCATTGAGTCATTATAATCAATCTGTTGATATATCTTGGTTAGATTAAATATTGCTTCTTTGCTCTCATCTCTAAATGCATGTGATTCAGTACGTGGAAACTGTCTATAAAACTCATTCAAAGCATCAGCATCATTCTTTAAAGAATCAACCTCTGCTTCCCAATAATCTAATGCACCATTTTTTATCATATTACCATCAACACCTCCTATCTCTTCTAATGGCTTTCTAAAAACAGGCATACCGTACCTATCAATAAACCCTTCCATATTCCATTCCATAGGAATAAACAAAGCATATAATCCTGATTTTGTTTGCCCATTAGCATTTCTCAAACTAATTCTTGAATCCTCGTACAACTTTTTAAAGTTATCACCACCCTTACTCAAAGCATTTGATGTAGAACCCATCATGCACTTTCCAATTATCTTGCTACCTAATCTTAAACAAGTTTTAGTTACCCTCCAATTGTTCAATATATTGTTTGGCTTAATCCATTTACCACTCTCGTCATGAGCTAAAAATAATAACTTCTCTCCATCGTAAGAGTTCTCTTCTGTATTCTTCCAATCTATTGTTGTATCTAATCCGTCCATTTCATTATTACCAACATCATACATGTTCTTTTTCGTAATTTTAGACGCAGGTATTCTAAATGCCAACTCAGCTTTAGGTTTATCCATACCATCCATAATAGGTCTAAAAAAGAAAGGCAATCTATTATTTATTGGAACAACCTTATCAGTAAACATTTTTTTAGCATCACTACCTGTTTTTGATAGAATACCAATACGAGAATCTCTTGCAAGTGTACCTATATTAATACATTCCGAAGATGACATAAACGAGAATCCTGAACGTCTTATCTTTAAGTATATCATACCAAAAGACCTGTAATCTGCTCGGCACGCCTCCCAAAAAATAAAGTATATTCTATTTGCTTCTCTAAAATCAGGATATCCAATATCAATACTTGCCCATTGTAAATACATCCAATGCGATCCTGTAATATATGTTTTAACACCATTATTCATAAACCAA